TGGTGCTGTCGTTTGGGATAAGGTTTTCGTTGCTCATAAACACTATTATATTGATAATAGGAAATTTGTCAAGAGTAAATAGAAAATTGTGGCGAAGCTGGACGAATAGACACATGGAATCAAAAAGCCCTGCCAGTGTGACGGGGCTTTTGTGTTGGAACGTTGACGGAAACGGCTTGAATAATCAAAAGTCGAATCTTAGAAATTGCACCAAAAACAACTCAATCAATGATGACACTTGACCAAATTAAGAAAGTGTTGTATAATACATATCCGCTACTTCGTCATATCAATGAAAATATTGAAGATTCAATGCTAGTAGATTACTTAACTTTAACTGGAAAATAAGGAAATTTTATCATGACACATACATTTTTTATGACGGACGATCAGGTAACATTGATCAATTTGAGTAACGGCAATCGGGTTACTATTCATAGCAACGATGCTCGATTTGAGAAGTTTTCAAAGCTCGTTTCTGAAGAAAAATTCGCAGAAGCAGAAAAACTTGACGTTAAGGCAGTAGTGACTTCTTTTGCAAGTAAGTCGAATCAGGATGATTTTTCTGTTGAAATCAAGAATGGCGTTGGTACGATTTATATCAACAAGGTTGCATATCCATTGGAACAAACCATCACAAATAAGATCATTAAAATGAATGATCAATGGCATGCTATGCCATTGATTGCGTTTTTGAAGAATTTGTATAACAACCCAAGTAAGGTAGCTGTGCAAGAACTGTATTTGTTCCTTGAAAAAGCGGAATTGCCAATTACATCAGACGGACATTTTATTGCATACAAAGTAATCAAAAATAATTATTTTGATATTCATTCTGGAAAGTTTGACAATTCGGTTGGTAAGGTGTGTTCGATGCCACGATTTGAAGTTGATGATGTTCGCACAAATACTTGCTCTTCTGGTTTGCATTTTTGCAGTCGAAGCTATTTACAAAGTTTTGGTTCTAATCGAATGAATGATGATCGATGCGTTTTGGTTAAGATCAATCCAGCAGATGTTGTTTCGATTCCTTCAGATTACAATAACGCAAAGGGTCGCACTTGTCGTTATGAAGTTGTTGGTGAAGTTACTGCTGAAAACTGGCGTGTAAATCTTACTCAAAAAGATTTTACTACTGCTGCTGTTGTCTCTGACTTTGATGAAACCGATGATGAAACCGATGACGATTTGTTGAGCTTAATTAATGATAAAGGGTATCGTTTTGATAATTCTGTTGACCGTTGGCGCGATGAAAATGGACGAATGGTTTCTCGTATCACTCTGTCCGATCTTTTTGGTGTAGATGTATCAGACATCGTTGATCTGGAATAATTTTTAAATTAATTCAAAATATGTCCGTAATCTCAATCCTTAAAGCGGATAATGATTGAGATTACGGACATTAAGTATGAAAGGCTACATGACAAAAGGCATTAAATTTGATCAAGGAAAACCAGAATACGGTCTTATTCCACCGAATGCATTGCATGAAATGGTAAAAGTTTTAACCGTCGGTGCATCTAAGTATGCGAGGGATAATTGGAAATTTGTTCCTGATAGGAAACGACGATATTTTGACGCATTGCAGCGTCATATATGGGCATGGAAACGCGGCGAACAAAATGACGAAGAGGACGGCCTGCATCATTTAGCACATGCTGCTTGCTGCCTATTCTTTTTATATGAAGTCGATCTTTTTTATGGTGAGCGCGAAAGCGCGAGTGAAATAAAGGAAAATAATGTTAATCTCTAAACAAACACTGGATATTGCTAAGAATTTTGCTGCTATTAATAGCAACTTTTTGATTAAGAAAGGCAAGGTTCAACAAACAATGAGCGTTGCCAAAGATATTATGGCAGAAGTTGAATTCTCTGAGGATTTTACTCAAGAGGCTGGAATCTTCAATATGAACGAATTTTTGGGTGTAATTTCACTATTTTCTGCTCCTGATTTTTCTTTTGATAAGAAGTTTGTTACAGTGAGCGAAGGAAAAAATAAAATCAGCTATGTTTATGCTGATTCCTCCCTTCTTACGGTGCCAACAAAAACCATTTCAATGCCTACTCCAGAAGTGTCGCTAGATTTATCTGAAGACAGTCTAAAGAAAATGCAGAAAGCAGCTAATGTCTTGTCCGTTGGGGATTTGGCGATTATTGGTGATGGTAAGACTTTGACTGCAAAAGTGTTTGATTTTAAGAATCCAACAAGCAATACTTTTGAGCTTGAATTGGGTGAACATAATGGTAAAGAGTTTGAGGTTTATTTCAAACTTGATAAGCTGGTGAAATTATACCCCGGAAACTATACGGTGCAAGTATCTTCAAAACGAATCAGTCAATTCAAGCATAACGATATTAATCTTAAAGTCTGGATTGCCATTGAAGCCAATTCTAAATTTGCTTAAATTTTCTTCATTATTTTTTAATCACTGACAATTTTAGTCCTGTTGTTCTTTGGGCCTCTGCTATACTGTTATAAAAATTTCCAAGGACTTCGACTTTAATTGAATTTGCTGGAAATTTCCCATACATAGGATTATTTTCGCCATTGATATTTGGGCATTTGTGATGATTTGAATTTTGATCGCGCCACGCAGAAATTCTTTTTTGGCGCATTTTTTCTTTTGTTTCTTCTGTATGTGATTTACCTTTCATAGCACTATCTTTTCCGTACATTGGATTATTTTCCCCCGCTACTGAAGGTCTATTACTCATAGATATTTTAAAATTTGGGCTATTAGATGTGTCTCCGCCTTCGCCGCCTTTTGTTAAATTATATCCGTTACAAAAAGAATCTAACTCATTTATCCAATATTTTTCTAATTCGTCAACTTTTTCATTATCACATTCTGTTATTATATCTATTGTAAAGTTATCTTTTCCGTATTTTCTTATTGATTTGTGCAAATATGTGTTGCTTCCACCTTTTGATGAACTCACATGCCCATTAAATCTTTCCGTCACTGTTTTTGTAGTTTTTCCTACATATATTTTATTTGTTATTATGTTCGTTATTTTATAAATTATTGCCATAAATTTTCCTATTAAAATTATTATTTATTATAAGTTTGGAGTTATATGTATATTGTTGGTAATGAATTCATCTGGTCGCAGAAATATAGACCAAATAAAGTAGTAGATTTGATATTGCCAGATAATATCAAATCTACTCTTATTGGTTATATTAATCAAGGTAGAATACCTAACCTATTATTTTTTGGTGGCGCTGGTCAAGGTAAAACCTCAGCTGCAATTGCTATGTGTGAAGAGGTTGGCTGCGATTGGATTATTATTAATGCCTCTAATGAAAACAGTATTGATGTTCTTAGAACAAAAATAACTCAGTTTGCTTCTACAACTTCTTTTACTGACTCAAAAAAGGTTGTTATAATGGACGAGGCTGAAAATATGAGTTCACAGCTACAAGCAGCATTTCGCAACTTTCAAGAAGAGTATTCGGCAAATTGCACTTTCATTCTGACATGTAATTTCCCAAAAAGAATTATTGAGCCTATTCATTCAAGATGCGGGGTTGTAGATTTTAAGTTTGCTTCTAAGGATAGACCATTATTAGCTGCTCAATTTTTCAAACGTGTTTTGCAGATTCTTGACAATGAAAAAGTAGAATATGATAAGAAGGTTGTTAGTGAGGTTGTGACAAAGCACTTTCCAGACTTCAGAAGATGCCTTAGTGAGCTTCAAAAATATTCTGCTAATGGTAAGATTGATTCTGGTATTTTGGTCAACATGGACGAAGTTTCGTTTAAGAACTTGATCGGTTTTCTGAAAGCTAAAAAGTGGATGGATATGCGAAAGTGGGTTTCCAATAATCCAGATATTGACTCTGCTCAGTTTTACAGAATGTTTTATGATTCTGCATCAACTTTAGTAAAACCTAAAAGCCTACCTGAGTTGATTCTTTTGCTTAGTCAATATCAAGTTTATGCGTCGCAAGTAGCAGATCAGGAAATCAATAATGTCGCTTTTTTGACCGAAATTCTTACTGGCAACATCGAATTCAATTAGCTATGAGTCCTTTTGATTATGTAAAATCATTTTCGTCTAAGCAAGATGTTTGGGCCGAAGACGAAGGTAAAAGCTATGAGCCTTGGGTGATAAATAAAAGCTTATCGTTCATGCAAGACTGCGTTTTTGCTGCAAACGAAATGAATAAGAAATATAATATTGATAAGAAATTGCAGCACGACTTTCTTTTTTGTTTCATACCAAAAGGTAAAAGATTTGGTTCGTGGATGAAAAAAGAAATTAACCCCGATGTTCAAATTATTTCTGAATATTTTTGTATAAATAATGTATTGGCAGAGAAATATCTTACTTTGCTGACACAAGAGCAATTACAAGAAATCCGAAATAAAATGAACAGAGGTGGCAGGTGAACGAAGAATTAAAATTAGGAGTTGCCGTTGAACTAAATAAACCAGATGATTTTCTTTTGATCAAAGAATCGCTGACACGAATTGGTGTTGCTAATCAAAGAGATAAGAAAATATATCAAAGTGTAAATATACTTCATAAAAGAGGTAAATACTACATAATGCATTTCAAAGAAATGTTTTTGTTGGATGGAAAATCAGCCGACATTTCCGAGGAAGACATTGGGCGAAGAAATTTGATTGTTAGATTATTGGAAGATTGGGGTTTGCTTAAAATTAAGGAACCAAACGATTTAAAAATCGTGTCTTCTATGAACTCGATTAAAGTGCTTTCGTACAGTGAAAAGAGCCAATGGGTGTGCGTACCAAAGTATTCCGTTGGGGTTAAACATCATGTTAAAGGAAATTAAAAATGGAACAAAAATTTACTCTAGAGTTGTCGCTAAAAGATGCAAACACAGTTTTGCAATCACTTGGTCAAATGCCATATGTGCAAGTTGTTGAATTGATTGAAAATATCAAGGCACAGGCATCGAAACAGTTGCAGCCAGAGCCTCAAGCAGAACCTGTTTGAAAAAGAATTTGGGGAAATAATTTCCCAAATCGTTGATGCCCATTATGGGGTCAACGTAATTAAAATCGTCCTTAAAGGAGAAATAAAATGCGTTTAACTCGTCCCGCTTTCCCTGTTAATTGGGTTGGATTTGATTCTATGTTTTCTGAGCTAGATCGTCTATCTGGTGAAGATCGTAGTCCAAACTGGCCTCCATATAACATCAAAAAACTAAGTGATACTCTTTTCGTGATCGAATTAGCATTGTCTGGTTATTCAGAAAATGATATTGAAATTACCGTAAAAGAAAATGTATTGGTAGTTAAGGGTGAGCAACCAAAAACAGATGAGCAAATTAATTATCTGCATCGTGGTATTGCCGAGAGGTCATTTTCTCGCACATTTACATTAGCAGATTCTGTTATTGTTAAAAATGCCGCAATGGTAAATGGCATGTTGAAGGTGCAACTTGAAAAAATTGTACCCCCCGAAAAGGTAGCTAGAACCATCAAAATTGAATCAGATACATCAAAACTGTTGAAGTGAAAATTTTGAACCGAAGGTAAATATGAGAGGGCTTACGCCCTCTTTTCACTTTTGGGAGAACAAAATGACGACAATTACAAATGATGCAATCGAGTCTGATGATTGGATTTTTAAAATTTCTACTGACACTTTTCTGAAGTCGGTAGCCCTCGTTTCTTACAACAAATCTCACTATTGGAGTAACGTCAGATTTTTCAAAACCTTAGAAGATGCGGCTGTTTTTGCGAATTATTTGAAAATTCAGGGAAAAATGTTGAAAGAGTCTGAAAACTGATGTACAATTCAGTTCTTCCAACAAACTTCTTAGGATTTCATATGAAACACGATTCTTGGGTTCCTGCTTGTGGTGGTACTGAATTGCCTTTCAAGACTCGTTCTGGTAAGGTTCTTCAGTATATGTGGAACCGTACCACTGGTGATCATGCTTACTACTGCGTGACAGATGATTTGTTTTTGTCTGACGAAGATGCTCGCCTTTATTTGGGAGTTTGATTGTGCAGCGCACTAAACTTTTGCCGTCATGTAGGTCTTGTGAACATTACAGCGTTCACAAAGAAACCGAAAGTTGGGAAATGTCTCATATTGCTTGGTGGGTACATTCATGTGCTGCAAAACCAAACATTTCCAATTTAAGAAATTTTCCATTTCGTAACACGAACTGCACCAAACATTCTAATAAAAACAAGAGTGTTCCTCAAGGGTACACTGAAGAAGAGTTGGAGCGTGATAATCCTTACAATGGGTGGCTTCGTGATTAGTTCTGATCAAGCATTATTGCTACCATTTGAAGAGTATATTGCTTGGAGGTACTCTAGAATTAGTGAGCAAGCGAAAACCAATTGCTTGATTGCTAACATTTACAACGATTCACAGTCTAGAATTTTTCTTGAGTCGTTGTGGGCTAGACACTACTGGTTTGAGAAAACAAAATAAATGTTGAAGTTTCGTTTATTTGCGTAAAAATTGCTGCTACAATTCAGTCATCGGAAACAAACAATGGCGAAAATGACTAAAATCGTTATTGCCTAAGTTTGTACTAAATAGCAAGACCTGTGGTATAATTATCACAGGTCTTTTTTATTTTTGGAGAATTGATGGATTTTTACACAGACGTTCGCAGATATGGTAATAATATTTTGTTTCGAGGCATAAACAACGGAAAATCAGAACAGGGCAAGGTAAAGTTTCAGCCGACTTTGTACAACAAGTCTAAGAATGCAAATTCGGAATGGAAGTCTTTGTATGGTGATCCGCTTGAACCTAAGAAATTTGCTGACATCAATGACGCAAAGAACTACTTAGAAAAATATAAGGATGTCAACGGGTTTGAAGTTCATGGCATGGAAGATTATCAATATCAATTTATTGCCGAGAAATATCCTAACAAGATCGACTATGACATAAATCAAATGAGCATTTTTGTTGTCGATATTGAGGTTATCGACCCGACAGGAAATACTCCATTTCCTGATGTTAGTGAAGCAAAAGTTCCGATTGTTTTGATTTCTGTCGTTGATAAATTATCTGGTAAAACTTGGGTTTTCGGTTGGAAGGATTATTCAAAAGATGCTGATGATACTTTTGAATATTATAATTATAATTATCGTCAACGGTTTCAAGTTGGCAAAAAACCATATTCATATCTACTCCATCAACGTATATTCTGCATGATAGGTTTGTATAAGGTTTATTTGATGTGGAGGTTGGTATTTCTCCACTTTCAAATATTGCTTTGTTCTTTGCTGTCTTTGGAAGTTTGAATTGGATAGACCTCGCTCCAACTCTTTTGCTAATGTCACCAATAGGCGCAACAGCATATTCACCCACAATACTTTCAGTTTGTAGAACATCTGCTTCTTTCCCATCAATAACTAGCTTTATCATTGGCTTTGTATATTGGCTTCTTTGGCTACTCTAAATTTTATTGTTCGTTCGATAACTTGTTCTCGATTGTCGGCCGTTATAATCGCTTCCCTATCTAAAAATATTGGTGTGAATCTTTTGTCAAATTCATAGTAGATAGGCAAAGTTTCGTCATATAACCACGCTTGTATTGACTTTTTTAGTGATTCTATTTTAGCCAAATGACTTGACGGCATGACACCGGTATTAACCAAAACAGTAGTATAGATACCGGATATCTCAGCGTTTTTAATAGTCATGTCGTAAGTCTTAAACGTTTCAGCTTCACCCTCGGTCACTTCGTACACTTGACGTTTTCCACTAAAGATATAGTTTTCAAACCCTCCATTCTGATTAACCCAAACTAGGTTTATAGACGGGCAACATTTATTTGTAAACACATTGCCCTCACACGTTGCAGTCTTTTCAATTATAATTATGTACTCGTTCCCATCCGTTCCGCTAAATTTATAGGCGTGTGAGGATAATCAACAAACATATTGTAGTTTGTGACGATAGTAGTGCTGTATTCAATTTCTTTGACGAAAGCATTATTAACTTTGCTGTGCTTACCGTAAATGGGTTATGGACTGCACCAGATACATACGATGCAACCCCATCATGGTTTACTGCATATAACGATGGGTTTGGTAATTACAGTAGCTATTTGTTTGTGCCGTCAAATGTACCAACGGGAACTTTCCCTATTTCATTT